TTACACGCCGGGCGTTTAACTTCGCAAGAAGAAACACTCGGTTACACCACCTGACTTCGCCAACGCTCAGGAAGAGCGGGGCGCGGCAGGTTTCGCCTTACTCAACATGGAGTAGAGCAAGGCCATCGCGAGCAAGCTCGGACGACCGTTCGGGTCTTGCGACGGAAGGCAAACGTTTCTTTCGCAGAAGCACCGCGGAGAAACGCAAGGTACTGGATAAACGGAAAGTCGGGATGTGACCGCAGCGCAAAATCGGGCAACGAAACAGACTCAAATTGTTTCCATGCCCAATTTTGGAGGTTGCGGTCCCACCAGACAGTACGCGTACCCATACACTCGTCCAGGGGAGCGTTGAAAGCTCCCCCGTCCGGTTCGGCATAAGGCCGAACAAAGCGATTCGACTCAGGGACCGTAGACCTTAACCAATCTAGGATTGGGTGAAGGTATTCGGGCCAGAGCCGAAGAGCAGTGTTATGGAAAGATGCTACATTTCTAACATCATCCCACACCTTGACGCAATACGCCGGTCTAACAGACCGGCCCTTCCACCAATCTGCACCGCACGATTCTCTGAAAGGACCTTCTACGAAGGTCTTGTCAAGATTCGGTACGAACCCAAGTTGTGCTAACCGATGCAAAACTTCGGGTGCGACATCAGTCGGGCATATGATATCATCGCCGTAAACGCGGAAAGTCCCCTTTCGGGCACCAGCCGCATAACAGAATGATGCAAATATGATTGACTGAAGCGGGAAGCAGAAGTTGTTCCCCATGGAGCAGAATTTCTCGAGTGACACCTTGCCAAATTTCTTGTCAATGGTGTACGGAGAACGCATCTCGTTTAAGAGCTTATGCCAATCATAAGGCAAAAGATACTTAACGAGAAGCCGACTCAACGTGTCGGATGCGGATGAGAGATCGATCGTGGCAAGACTGCCATCGATAGATCCCTCTCTCGCTAACCGCTGGTTGGGTTCCTGCTGGGTGAGATCGATACCACCACGTGTTTTAAAAAGACGTCGGAGGTATTTATCAACACCACTCTGAACAAAAGAGTTCAGAAGGGGTTCAACTGCGATAGCCCTGTGAGTGGCCATCGTCTTAGGTACGAACGAAAGTTTGTTACCGGACACCCACTTGACCTTTGCAAGCACGTCGTAACGAGTCGACAGGGTACTACCCGAAAGTTCGGAATAGCCCTCTCTGTACGATACGTAACGAGTGCGAGTCAAGGCAGCCAAGAAATGGCTAAGAGTGCTGGGGGTAGCGGTCCACTCACTTGCGAGAAACTTCGCCGCAAGATGAGTGGAATCCCCCGATACCCCTATAGACGCACCCGATGAGAAATCGCACGAAACATATATCTCTTCCAAGTCTGGCTTATCGCCAAGAATGGATCGGATGTATGTCTTCATCCGGGACAAGAAACTGACTAAGTCAGGTTCCAGAGAACCGGATAGGAAGAGTTCATTAGTATCACGGCATTTCGATTCCGAAGCCAACCATGTGTCTCGAGCGGTCTGCTCGGGATCCAGAGATTGGGTCTTCGGGTCGACGCCGCGGTACTTCTTAACTAGTGCGACAAGCTGAGCTGCTTCGAAGTAATTCGTAGCATCCTTACAACGTGAGGCTAAAAGCTCAGCGCTTTTGTACATTTTGAAGAACTCGCCACGTTCGAGATTCCCTAAGAGGGATCCACGCGTGACAAGCCCTTCGGATGCAGCAAAAGTCTTCTCATCAATCCGATGAATGAACAGGCGCAGGAATCGAACCCAAAGGTTCAGTTCCCTGGGCAACCGACTGGATGTCAGTTGCCGTTGCTTCTTCGAGCTGGATGCTCGAATCTGCGGCTTCACAATGGACATGTGAAACTCCCTTTAACGGTATGGCGGCAGCTAATGCTGCCAGAAATATGGCGATGAATGGGGACATGATCAGATTACTGATTAATATCCTGTTTCCACGCCAGATTGTCACCGTTCGAAGAGATGAGCAGATCGCCCAAATCATCCCGGATCAGATCGACATCAGCCTTTGCGACCCCAACGGGCGCAGAGATATACCCTTCCGCAACGATGTCATACGTTTTGCCACTGATCGTGACAGAACGCGTGAACTTCGCGTAGGTACGGGCGAAACCAGGATTGGTAGAGGTCGCGTTCGACTTCGAGCGCTTAAGGGTCAGAAGATCCTTAGCGCTGACGGAGTGGGACGGACCAGTATACTGATTCTGGTTCATGTCGATGGTTGCGTCAAGGTCATACGCACGGGTGTTTACTGTGATGGTCATAGACCGCTCCTGAATGGAGAGAGTTGAGGTTGAAGTGAACCTTAACCAGGACTACCTATGATCGGGTAGCCTGTCGCAGAAGCGCAATCGCATCTGTGAGGTGGACAAAGTCGACCCAATGCGCCTGGAAGGTGCGAAGGGTAAAACCGACTGAGCCACCCGGTTCACGAGTGACGGTTTCTCTGGTAGCAACACCAGAGCACTGGCCCTTGCCATCAGCATGCATATAGGTGCTTGCGGTCCACCGAAGTTCGGTGTACCACGTAATCACGCTACGTTGCTTGACGACAGTCCAAGAGCCCAGTGATCGCGTCCCTACGGAAGCACTCACGGCGGAGATCAAATCTCCGACATTGAAGAACCAATCAACAACGAACGACCAAGAGGTTAACTCCCAGAGTGCGTTGGGGATTTGGTTTCCTTCAATACCGAGGTTGCTTGCCAGGGTTTTAGCACGAACAAGTTCGTACAAGACCCCGGCCCTCACTTCAGTGGTTACGGAGAGCGACGCTAGCAACCTGGATTCCCAGTTTGTGAACGGCACACTCCACGCTGAGGTGAAAGCGGCAGTATCCGTGCTTGAAACAGAGGCACGGGCAGTCTGCCGTTCCGGTAGGAGCTTTTTGCTGTCCAAAGCCTGAACAACTCCCTTAGCTGACAGGATTAACGGTAGAAACATGTACCGATAAGCCAGCCAGTTGGAGCTCATGAATCCAGAAAAGTTCGACCAAGAGTCTCGTAAAGAGCGCTCGGCCAAAAAGTTCTGGTACGCAGCAGAACGGCGCAGTTGCGTCGTTAAGAAGCGAAACTTGCCAACGATCTCACCAAGGCCAGAAATTGTTTTTCTAGCCTCGGCAAGATCGACCAAGCCCATGACGTCAGGTTGATCAACCCGGCCCCTCGCCGCTGTGTAAGCTTCAGTTTTCATGGAGCTAAGCACAGACGATGAGGGCTCGAGGTAACCAGGGATGACACAAGACGACCCTAGCAAAAAGCCATGGTCGATCCTTTTTGTGGGAAGACCCGAACAGGTACCAGTGAATAGCTCGTAAGACGGATTGGCGGAAGCCGCTCGCGTCTCAACGATGCTATACATGGGGTTCACAAACACCGCACCTTTAGCCTGTGCCCGTTTGAAGCCAGGAATCGACACGTCCCCCATCTCCTTAACTTGCCCCACTTTCAAAGTGGCGGACGAGTAAGGGGCTGAGGTGACGGTAGATCCGTCGCATCTAGTGGTTACGGTGGTAAAGGAGGGGGTTGTGAACGAACCAGAGTATCGGATTCTCATGTGTCTCTCGTGGAAGGCAAAGGTTGCGAAACCTAGCCACTCTGCGGAATGGATCCCAGAGAGCGGGGGCAGGATGCCCACTTACAATCAGCACAAAATGGCACAAAATTTAGAAAGCCAATAATAAAGTCTAACAACAATGCCAGCAATTGCAGTGTTGCAATTGCAGTTTTAC